TCAATCCAGCGCGCCAGAGATACTTGATCGCGTTGCCTTTGCAATACTGGAGGAACCCATCCCCTGTGGCTGCTTCGATTGCGTCAATGCATTCTACCTTGCCCCGCCGATAGTGCGGCGGGTGGGTAACGGGGTCTGGCGCAACCGTCGCCGCGATCCGCTCGCCTTCGGCGGCGAGGCCTTCGGCCGAAAGAATCGACCCGTCTATTCGACAGGCATGGGTACACGCGCACGGCGCCCCATTCCCGAACCCTTCAACGGCCGCGACGCCGGGGTAGACACGGCAATACCTTGACTGTGGAATCATGACAACCTCGCGATAAGTTGGTCCAACGATACCCGCCGTCCATCGGTGCCAATCATCTGCGCCAGTGTGACGTCCCCCTTCCGATAGAGCTCCGCTTTCGCGTTGCCCAACACGTCGTTCTGTACCGCGGCCGATTGCGCCCGCAGCCATTCGTCATACGACACGCGCCGACCGAGCGTGTCTTGGGTGACGCCGATGACGGAGAGGTCGGGGACAGGGACGAGTGCGCTGCGGCAATTCACGTGTGCCGGTGGCTTCGGGTGCGTGGTGTCACTGACCTCCCACGTGCGACCATCGAGCCCGGCGCAGATATCGGAGGTCCGAACGTCGATGACACTCTCCCATCGCACCACCAGCATCACGTCCGCCATCTCGCGGTGCTCGAGTGTCGCGGCTTCTGTGGACACCGCCGTCATCGCGGTGCGCACCGCCGCGCGGACGCCATGCACCTGCGTGCGAAACAGCGTTTTGATACCCGGGTCTCGCGCAATCACCAACCGCGACACTTCACGCGGGCCCATCCCTTGCAGCAATCCGGACTGAATGGTGGACCGTGCGCGCATCAACGCCGACTGCGCATCGCGCTCCCACCACGCGCCCAGCTTGATGCCGCCGATGTCGACGGTCGCCACAATATCGGCAAACCGCGCCGCCTGGATCAACTGCGCGCGCCCCGGCACCCCCAATACCGCGCGCAGCGTTTGAGCCTGCGCATGCATCACCTGTGCTTCGGCCGCCCCGTACTGTTGCAATTGCTGGCCGACCGAAAAGCGCGCCGTTCCTTGCACTTCCGCGAGCCGTGACTGAGCCCACCGCATCAGCTGGTCCAGCCGTTCTTTCTCGGCTGCGCTCGTCAGTCCGCTGTCCAACAACCGGTTGGCCAGTTCGTCGTAAAACCTCTCCAAGAGCGTCGCCACGTCACTGACCACCACATTGCCGTAGCCGTGCCGCGCGATCAGCGCTTTCAGTTGCCAATCGGGACCGAACGGGACCCCGTCCGGCATGCCGGAGAACGCCATTTAGGCGCGGGCCTTAGTCGACATCGGCCCACTCAACGTCAGCAATCCATCAGCGTGCATGGCGATTGTGAGTGTATTCGTGTCGGTCGCGGTCACGTCCGCGGGCGAGGTGTCCAAGAGTGAGACACACAGCAGCGGGCGCACCACACTGTTCACCGCGGCGTCGCTGCCACCGAAGGCGCCGGGTCCACCAACGACAGCGGCGGCGCATTCAGCGCGAGCGCTTCGACCTCGCGGCCGACGTTGAAGCCCTCGGGGAGCACGCCCCCGTCAATGAGCAACTGCAAAAACGTGGCGAGCGTCAGCGTATTGTCCCGCACCATGGCGCTGAACGCGCCCGCCGACGTGGCGTCCAGCACACGCGCATCAAACTTGGTGTTGATCGTCATGACCGGCGCATCAACTTTCTCGATACCCTCGTACCACGCCGTGATCTCCAACAACAGATTCAGCCCATCGTTGATCCCAACGCCCGCCGTGCCCAACGTCGCGAGCTTGCCGTGGTTATCGATCGCGGCTTCGGTCGCGCTCATTTGCGCACTCTTGCCTGGCACGAGAAACCCAAGCCCCTGTTGATCCATCTCGACCATCTTTTCGTGTTTTCCCCTCTCCAACTGCTCCAGCCCTTTCCCGCTCGGTCCAATCCACGCGGCGCTGCCGCCCATCTTCAAGTGCAGCGCCTTCAGCGGGCCGATCTGGATTTGGCCCGCGACAGGCTTCGCGGCCGTGTGGCCCGGACCGGGTTGCAGGTCGCCAACGATGGTCATCTGCTCGAACCCACACACTTCGCGATTAAACGTCAGGTTCGTGGCGTAGCGCCAGTAGCTCAGATTCGCGAAACAGGTGCCCGCGAACGGCAACGTGGACTGCATCGTGCCCAACTTCCGGCCCGCGTACGCGATCGCGACGGGCAAAAAATCTGCGGCCTTTCCGTTCCGATTCCGAAACGCGCCGCTTTCGATGACGCGGAACTCGTCTTTCCCGCTCGCCACGTTCGATTGCACCAACTCACGCACGATATACATGGCCTGCATTTTGCCATCGGTACCAATCATCAAGCGCAGATCGCGGAAGCGTTGCGCAATAGATGGGCCGAACTCACCCGCTTTCACCACGCGTGCCTCTTCCGCCAGCGTCAGTTGCGTCAGCTTCTGGTGGTTGTTGACCGCTTCATCGTTCCAGCAGATCGCGGACGCGCGCGTGTAGAGCGACCACTTCGGGCGCATGCTTTGATCGTTCGCCGCGTTCGATTCCAATTCCTTGCCCTGCGCATCGCGCGGGCGAGGCGTGTAGTCGACCAACCCGATCGCGAGGCCGTGCCCCATCGCGAGTTCGGCATACCGTTTCGCGAGGACCGTGTACTTGGTGCCCGCCATATCGGCGTTGTCGAGGATGGCCGCGAGCGCCGACTCTGAGCTGTTCCATTCCATCACGGGCGGCTTGGTAAATAACATGCCCACCGCCGCACCCAATGTGCGGCTCAGTCCTTCAAAGACCGGCTCGCACACGGACCGGATCGCGTACACGTCGGGATCCTCATGTTTCCACTTGCGGAGGTACGTTGCGGCGCGCGCGTGAATGCGCGGCGTGCCGCACAACACATCGTCAAACGTGGTCAGCATGGGCAACATCTCGGCCACCTCGGGACGGATATAATTCGGCTGGGTCGGGTCGGTCGAGGTTTTCATAAGCTGATTGAAGAGAATCCGACGCTGGCTTGTTCTTCCAGCACATTGAACTCTTGCCAGAGGAGGTACCCGCCGGCGTCCGTGAGATGGTCATATCCGGACTTCTTGTCGGGCTGACTCGTGTCTTTTTTGTACGTCTGCATCGACATGGCCGTGATGTAGGATTCCGCGCGCGGATGCACCCGCAACCGACGGCGCTCCCCATCGAAGCACATCTCTTGCACGTTGTTGATGCGATCGACGACCGGCGGATGCGCGAGCGGCGCGCGCACGTCAAACCCGGCGCGCTCCAGGATGGTAAAATCGGTTTGTCCAACCGGCGCATTGGTGTGCCGTGCGCGGCCCGCCGGATCCGGGCAGATGATGATCGATCGGCCCGGATACCTGAGACGCAGCTCGTCCGCGACTTCTTGCGTACTGGAGCTGGCGATTTCGATGCTATCGAGGATGTGACACTCGTCAACCACGCGGATGGCAACGACCGACGACATCGGGTTCACGTTGAAATCCTGGCCGACGTAAATATCCCCGCCGTGATCCTGGATCGACTCGTCGATATTGCCTTCGGGATACGGCTTCTTGACGAACCGCGAGTAGACACGACCGTTGCCGCCGATGTAGAACGCGCCTTCCCAGATATGGTCGTACGCGTCTGGATCAAGCGCCTTCAAGCGCGCCGCTTCTTTGCGCATGACCTCGGGGCACCACGGATTATCTTTGTAGTTCGCGTGGACGAGCACAAAATCTTCGGTCAATCCCGCAAACAACACTTCGATCGGGTCATTTTTCAGGTAGGAGTTCCAACTAAACCACAATTCCGATGCGTCCGCGCGGATCGTCGGGATCAGCATATCTAAACTGCGCTGCGAAATGCTTTGGGCTTCTTCGACCCATGCCACCTCGAAGCCTTCGAGCGACTTGATGGAGTCGACGGTATGATCCTGCATGCCCTCAAAAATCACCACGCCGTTGCCGTACTTGGTGCGGATTTCGGTCGCCATGACGGTGAATAAATGGCCGACACCCAGCGATTCAATCTTCGCCTCAATCAGCGATTTCGCGCTAAACTTGAGCGACCGTTGCACCTCGCGGATACACACCATGTGCGCGTTGGGATGCCGCACCATGTGCTCCACAAATTCTTCCGCCATAAAGTGCGACTTTCCGGAGGACCGGCCGCCTTTCGCGCCCTTGAAGCGCGCGGGGCGCTGCAGGGCCACGCCCCACCGCGGGATCTGGCGCCGCAGTTTAATCCGCACGCGCGTCAACAATCTCGTGCGTGATCTCGATGGCCAGCGGGCCGCCGTCCTCGCCGTGGTGCTCGATGGCTTGCACCGCTTTCCCGTGTCCAAACTCGGCCGCCATTTTGTACGCGGCCAAAAAATGCGGGTGCTCGGCGCTCTTCAGAATCTTCGCCAGCTCCCGATGCGTCCCGACATTGGCGACCAGCAATTGCATGCGGCGCTTAAATTCATTTGGCTTGCGCCCCGAGCGGCCCTTCTTGCCGCCGCCGTGCGAGCCTTTGCTGATCGGCAACCGGGCGCCCCCGTGTTTCGGGGCCGGCGCAAATTTTTGCGCAGTTTTTTCCGTCAGCGTCTGGGGCGCGATCGTCGCGGGATGAGTAGGCACGCCGCAGTATGGTGGATTCCAGCACCGGGGAGCCGGCGGACTGTGGGCGCACCAGCCACACCCTAGGCTGCGACCTGTTGCTCCGGATGACGGACGGAGTGCGCGAGCGTAAACCAGCGGGGCTTTCCAGGCTGCGGGTTGTGCTCGATCAGGTAGCCTGCCGCGACCAGCCACCGGAGTGCGCGGGCCACGTTGGAGCGGTCGGTGCGTTCGTCGCCGCGCTTCGCTTTTTGGTTGAGCTCATGCTCGACCCAGCCGAGCTTGCACTCGCGGCGCTGCCAGCGGTCGAGGTGGTCGTAGCAGAATTTGTAGACGCGCATCAGGGTCGGCGTCACTCGGCTGTCTTCGCGGAACGCCTCGGAGGCGGGGAAGCTCATGTGTCGTCGGGAAAGGGGGCGCGCATACCCGCGCGAAGGTACCGCGTGTCACAAGGGGTGACAAGGGGCAGCGGTCAGGCGGCCTGCATGTGCACCTCGATCCGCGGGTGGTCGCGGTCCAGCCGCTTGTAGGTGTGCAGCTCAACGACCTGGCGGTCGTTGTGGAGCACGCCGGCGGCTTCGAGCGCGTCCAACACCGGCTTCTGGAAGTTGTCCACGTCGCCGGTGTTGCGGGCGCGGTAGATGTGTAGCGTGAGCACTACGTCGCTTTTTGTGGTCGGGTGTTGCCGTTGCGCCACAAGTTGCTCGACCATGCTGGCCTGCCACTGGATCGCGGGGGCGGCCTTGATCAAGGCCACCCGGTTGCCGAACCGGACAATGCGCTTGGAGTTGGTGCCCGACAT